CCTCTGGTGGCAGAGTCGGGGCAGGAGCCTTCACACCTTCCACCAGTTCAATGATCCTGAGGGACAGCAGGCCTTTGGCCTGCGCATCCGTCAACGATACCTGGTCGCCTGGCGCATACTGCTTGTGGTCATGCGATAGGTTCCCTTTCACGTGGTATTTCTGCTTCAAATCCATCACAGCTCCTTACGACGCTACAACGTTCTGAAGCAAGAAGCCTGCGGACTTGCCGAGCACGAGCTCCTTGACATATTCGCCGACCACGATGCGATAGCCGCCTTCGAGACCAATTTCGGTGTCCTCATTCACGCTGGTATAGCGAGTGCCGCTTTGCGCAGTCAAGCCCCAGGTGACATCGTTCTTGAGGGTTGCGTTCTTGTTGCGGTAATGACCCCAGAGGAAATTACCCCAGCAGGTCGCCAAATTTGGATCCTGCCCACGGTTGGCGACATTGACGCGGGACTTACCGACAAGGATCTCGTCCACTTCCAAAATTTCCGCAACAGCTTGGCGTGCTGCAGCTCCGGCGTCTCCCGAGTTCCTGTTTGTCGCCTTCACAATTGTTGGGTTCTGCCGCAATCCAGTCCATACCGACTGGCTCATGCCAAGGACGGTGGGGCGAACGAGGGGCAAGTCAAGCTGTTTCATGATGATGTTCAGTGCGTTGCTGGATGGATCGCTGAACAGGTCGGATCCAGAGAGCGCCCTGACGCATGTCGCATCGTAGTTGTTTGCGCTCTGAACCATTGAGGCCACACGGACTTCGCGGGCAAGAAGAACTAGGTCGATCATAGCCTGCATTTCCTGCGTAATCAGCTCATTGCCATTATCAGCTTCCTGGATGTCATCCTTTGATATCGAATGTTCAAGGCCTTCGGGCTTGCAGGTTGCTTCGTGCATTACACCGTCAAAGTCCACGGAATTTGGACGGCCCTTGCGGCTGACAGCTGTATCCGGTACCGTAAATCCTGCTTTGAGGTTGCGTTCAAAATAGTTGAAGGTTCGTTTCGTAGACTTGAATGGATTACATCGAGGCATGACCAAGTCTGCAATAAGGTCTGCGTTCTTATATGCGATGACCATGCCTGACTGCTCAGGAGTCACCGCGTAGTCAAAGCCCACCATAATCGCCATGGCACTCATGGTGCCTGGTACCGACAGGTGCAACGGGGTGATTCCCATGTAGGAACCGAGGACTAGCAGGCAGAGGGCACAAAGACCCACGCGCAGGATGATGCTGAGATATTTCTTCATGAGTGCTCCTTAAGGAAGTTTGCCGAAGCAAAGGGTGACATCGATCTGGTCGCCAGTGACGCCGCTTTCTTCGGCCATTGCTCCGTAGCGGTTTCCAGACACAGCCTTGATACCAGCTCCAGCAGAGTCGCTGGTCAGGAAATCACCTTTCGTGACTGTCCCGCCAATAACGAGCGAAGTCTCGCCAGTCTTGGCGATATCCAGTGCTCCTGTGGTGTCAATGTCGAGCTCACTTGAGACACCCATGATGGCGTCGCTTGCGGCTGTGGCCGTCACGGCTGTTCTGTTACCTACGCCATACTTGACGAAGCGGTGGCGCAAGACCTTGGCTTCTGCGGTATATGGTCGGATGAGTCCGTATTTGGACATGTCAGGTTCTCCTGTTGATTTGTGAAACTTCGCTTGATGCCTCGGCAAAAGTCAATGCGCGGCCTTTCGACTGCTGTTCGGCGATGTGAGCCGTGATCTGCGCGGCAACCTTGACAGGATCATCCGACGTGGGGCCAGATCCATGGGCATGTTCTCCGAACGCAACGATGACAGGCAACGAATTAAGCAGCGGGTCAAGAATTTCATTCGGCTTCTTTTTGTCGGTACCTTCGCCGAACAAACCTTCTCCATCGAGCGGAAGCGCGAGTAAAGCGGAATGAATCTTCTCAAGGTTCGTGCGTGATGCGGGAGTGATTCGCCCCTCGGATGCTAGCTTGTCCATCTTCTCGCCGAAGGCGCGTTGTTCCGCAGCCGATTCCGTTTCTTTCAGTTTCTTCTGCGCATCCGCAAGATCTCTCCGAAGCTGCTCCTTCTCCGCGTCGTCCTTGGACGGCTGGGGATTGGGAGCAGCTGGGGGATCCACAATTGAATCGTCACCCTCGGTGAATGCGTAATCTTTCAGGACATCGTTCGCTTGTTCGACACTCGACACGGAACTTTCAGGCAAAATCTTGTCGGCCACATCAAGGCCTTTTTCTTCGATCATCACATTGCGCTGGCTACGCAGCAGATCGCCCACGGACTGCAGCTTCCAAACCAGGCGCTGCAAGGCGTTGCCAAATAATGACTGCCAGTCCATTGGCTCCATGAACACCATGATTCCATCGGTGCCGTTGGCCTTGTCCATTTCGGCGAACATGCCCTCGCCGAATGCGACGGGATCCATGCCCTTGATGGCTGGGTTCATTGCACCAAGCACACCAAGATGGCGCAGCGATCCGTCGGCATATAATGCAGGGGAACAGTATTTGTACTCGCCTCTTTGGCAAGCCTCGGCAAAAGTCGGGCTCAGCTCGTCCACGATCACATAAGCATTGTTGCCTTCTTTGACTGCTCCTTGGACAGACCCGAAGCGAGGGTCGTCATGCTTAGGGTGTCCCTTGCAGATGGGTGGCTCGAAGCCCCCTTCAACTTGCTTGTTGATCTTGGCTGTGATGCGGTCAAGGTCTGCTTCGGAAAACGTGACTTCCGTTCCCGACATGTCTTTGAAGGTTCCTGTGCGCAGGATCTGCACACGCTTGTTGCGGGGAGTGACTGACTTGGGGGCTTTGTCTTTCTTGCTCATGCCAACAAGTTAGGTCGCACCTAGGGAAGGCGCTCCCGATCCGTTCAGTCCCTGCTTCAGCGGGCAACGAATAACTTTTTGGGTTGAGGATCAGCCAACATCACAGCGAGGCAATGTGAGCGACTTTTGGAAAGAAACATTCAAGCAGCTCGGGATTTCAACAGTCCTTGTGATCATCCTGCTTGTCTACTACAGCGGCGAAAACTCCAAGTGGGAACATATGCAAGCCGAAGACTCGAAACGTTGGCAGCAATTGTTCGACAAATATACAACCGACCAGAAAACGGCTCTGGAAACAATCAGCGCTTGCTGCCATGCGCAGCGGGAGCGCTGATGACAAAGAAAGACACGCACGCGAAACACGCCGAAGAGCTCTACGTCATCCAGCAGATGACCCTCAAGGACATTGCGCTGCGCCTTTCCCTGTCCTACAAGACAGTCTACAACTGGTCACGCGAGTTTGAGTGGGAGACGAAGCGGTCGTCCGTCACTAGCTCTGGCAAACTGCACACCGACCTGATCGAGACTGCAAAGGTCTTGCTTCGCAAGATGCAGGTCGATATTGAGCAAGGCACCGAAGTGGACATGGAGCGTTTCTATGCCCTTTCAAGGCTCATCGAATCGGCGCAGAGAAGCCTCAAGTACGAACAGCAGGCACCAGAGAAAACAAAGACGGATCTGAGCCCCGAAGAAAAAAGCAAGCAACTTGCAAGCAAGATCAGGGAGATACTAGGCCTGTGAGCGCTCCACTCCCAAGGATTGACGAGATGTTCCTGCCATGGCAGATCAAGTATCTGCGTGACAAGAGCCGTGTCAAGATTCTGGAGAAGAGCCGCCGTATCGGTGGCACCTATGTGCAAGCATTCGAGGATGTGCTTGATTGCCTTGACCAGCCTGGCCTAAAGGTGTTTTTCAGCAGCGCCGACATGACCGCATCCCTTGAATATGGGGATTACATCGAGGCGTGGATCCACAAGTTGAACGGCATCGCATATGCGTTGCGCGAGCTTGACGATGACGAGATAAAGAACAGCACCGACTTCGTTGTTGCAGACGAGGACAAGGGGATCAAGGTCAAGCTGATCGAGTTCCTGAACGGCTCGAAGATTTACCTGCTCAGCTCCAATCCAAAAGCATTCCGTAGCAAGGGTGGCAAGATCGTCTGGGACGAGGCTGCATGGCACGAGCAAGCCGCAAAGATGTGGGCTGCGGCAAAGCCTGCTGCCATGTGGGGATTCTCGATACGAATCCTATCGACCCACAACGGAGTCAAGAGCGTCTTCAACCGACTAATCGGACTGTCAAAGAAGATCGCAACATGGTCTCACCACCGCGTGACCATCCTGGACGCTGTGGCGCAGGGACTCGTTGATCTTATCGTGGGTCACAAGACCACGAGGGCAGAGCGCAAGGCGTGGCTTGCGGAAGAGCGTGCGGGCTGCCTGGACGAGGCGACATGGCAACAGGAATACATGTGCAACCCGCAGGACGAAGCGACCGTCATGCTATCCTACACAGCCATCGCTGCGATGGAGCGGGATGGGCTGCTCATGGACTTGGAAAGCTGCACGGGAGATCTTTATTTGGGATTCGACGTCGCACGCAAACGCGACCTTTCGATCATCTACGTGGTCGAGAAACTAGGACTCGCAAAATATGTCCGCAAGCTGATCGTGATGGAGAAGACCAAGTTCTCCAAGCAGCGCGAAGTCCTCTATACGCTCATGGACTGTCCCAAGGTGCGCAGGGCATGCATCGACAACTCAGGCATCGGCATGCAACTCGCGGAGGAGTGCAAGGAAAAGTACAGGAGCCGCGTCGAAGAGGTGACGTTCACACCTGCCGCGAAGGAAGAGCTCGCGATAGGACTGCTCAACGAATCGCAGGACGGGCAGATCTTCATTCCACGAGGCCTTGAGCCCAAAGAGCAGCAGATGCAGACCGAAGGCCTGCACTCAGTCCGCAAGTACATCACTGCGGCAAACAACTCCCGCTACGATGCGCCCGCAAGCGAGAACGGCCACGGTGACCATTTCTGGGGATTGGCTCTTGCCCTGCATGCTGCTTGTGACAAGACATCTGGACCAGTCGAGGCTGTGTCTTTAGGTACCGAGCCAGAACGCACAGATGGAGACCTTGGGGAGACATCCCGGAAAGACCTGCCAAGCGAAGATCCGGGCGGAGAATGGGGGCGGATATGATCGACCCCCATAAAGGCCTCTCTACGCCATTCCAGAGCGGACAGGGACAACAGCGCGGGCAAGCTGGGAATAATCGTTTTTGAACGCGTTTAAACACCCTTGTGGCGAAATCAGAAGAAGTCCACTCATGACGGAGCATAACAATGCAGAATGCACAGCAAAATGACAGGATCTGGATCGGAGGAGAGGAACTTACGTTCGCGGAAGCGAAGGATCAGGTTGGACTCACTGGACCAGAGATCGCAACGCGTGAGATCCAGGAGTGGATGCCCGCCATCGGCATGCTGCCAAACCCAGACCCTATCCTGCGGGCACAAGGGAAAAGCATAGCCACGTACCGCAACATGATCGACGGACATTTGATTGCGGTGAAGTCAAAGCGCGTTGCTGCGGTCAAGTCCGCTCCATGGATGGTGGAGAAAGGCAAGGCGAACGCGGCCTATGCGGAACGGATTCGCTTGCAACTGGAATCGTTCAAGATCAGGGATGTCATTGCGGGATTCCTGGAAGCCGTGTTTATGGGATATTCAGCAAGCGAAGTCGTGTGGGATCTCGTGGATGGATGGATCATGCCAGTGAAGATCGAGGCCAAGCCGCAAGAATGGTTTGCCTTCGGAGTCCAAAGCCAGCTACAGCTTCGCAGCAGGACGGGACGGTACGAGGATGTCCCGCCACGCAAGTTCCTTGTGGCAAAACACCAGGGAAGTTTTGCGAATCCCTATGGACTGCCACTCATGTCCGCATGCTTTTGGCCTATCGCCTTCAAGAAGGGAGGCCTCAAGTTCTGGGCACTGTTCTGCGAGAAGTGGGGATCGGCGAAAGCCTTGGGCAAGGTGCCCGCGAGCACCACCAAAGAAGACAAGAACAAGCTGGCACGCCAGTTGGCCTCGCTGATCCGAGACGCCGTGGGAGTCATCCCAGACAACGCATCGGTCGAAGTGATCGAGGCAGCAGGGAAAAGCGGCAGCGGAGACCTGTACCGCGAACTTGTGCGCTGGGCTGATTCCGAAATGTCCAAGGCGATCCTTGGCGAGACGCTGACAACGGAGCAGGGAGCCAACGGATCACGTTCCGCGACCGAAGTCCACAACGATGTCCGCGCAGACTTGGCACAGGATGATGCCAACCTGGTCGAGCAGACCGTCAACCAGCTAATACGGTGGATCTACGAGATCAACGCACCTGCCGAAAGTAATTTGCCTTGGTTCTCCATCGTCATGCCCAAGGACTTGCAGGCGGGGCGAGTCCAGCGCGACGGCAACCTATGGCGCATGGGACTCCGCTTCAAGAACAAATACTTCGTCGACACTTACGGAATCGACCCAGACCACATCGACAGCGTAGACAACTCCAAAGGCCAGGTCGCAGGCGCTGAGTTCGCAGAAGGCGAATCCACGCAGGGGCCAGGCGAAGACGATATCCGCAAGCTGCTGACAGACTTTGCTCCCGAAGAGCTGCAAGGCCAGATCGACGAGATCGCAAAGCCAATCATCGACCTAGCAGCCAAGCAGGGCTCCTACGCAGAATTCGAGGAGGCGCTCGACAAGGCATTGCCTGGACTGTCATTCACTCAGTTCAATGACGCCATCGAGAAATGCATGCTGCTCGCAGAAATGAAAGGCAAGACCGATGACCGCAGAACCCACAAGCGCTGACCTCACCGCGCTATTTGGTAAACCGCCGAAGGAAGTAGTCGACTACTTCCAAAGCAAGGCCGTGCGTGGCCCCAAGCAACACTGGGACTGGTCGGACACGCTACGGCATTCGCATGACCGCGCATTCACCGTGTCGAAGGCGACAAGTCTCGATCTTGTGAAGGACATCAAGGCGGCCATGCAAGACGCCATGGCTAAGGGAGTTCCTTACCAGCAGTTCGCGAACTCGATCATTCCAACGCTGCAGGCTCGCGGATGGTGGGGTAAGCAAACACTGCTCAACAAGGCTACAGGGCAAACAGCGGACGTGGACATAGGGCACCGCAGGTTGAGGCAGATATTCGACGTCAACATGAAGACATCCTATGACGCAGGAAAGCATTTTCAAATGATGGCGCACGCCGAAGAGATGCCCTACTGGAGATACCGTGCATTGCCTCAAGGACCAACACGCAGGCAAGACCACCAGCACCTCAACAACCTTGTGTTCCGCTACGATGATCCGTTCTGGGCTTCTCATAAG